CATTATAAGAACCCGCAGCCGGGAAGTATGTAGTACCGCCGAAGTTATCAGCAGTAGCTTTGCTCCACAGAGCATAAATATTATTAAGAAGCTTCTGCGTGAACGACTTCGATACTTTTGTTATCATGTCGTTGAAGTCTACACGTCCTGAAAGAACTCTGTTCATTTCTTCATAAATTCTTACTGTGTAGTATGTGGTCGGAATCGTTGTTTCCGTTACACCGGAAATTCTCTGCCTGCGGACACCCTGCGTGCCATCAGCTGTCTCGGATACGACAAAGAGATTGTCATCATTCACGAGGAATACAGGGCTGTCACCCTCTGCAACATTTCTGTACTCGCAAAGCTCATTAAAATACTCGTTGCCCGTCAGACCCTCGTTTGTGGTAACCTGAAGCGTTTCCTCCATAAGTGTGAAGAGCCCTCCGCACTTACCATCACGAACTTTTCTGTAATCAAGCTTAGTGCTTCCGCCATTGAGTTCTATCATAGCCTCGCGAAGCAGCTCCTGCGACTGAGCGACAGAATACTTCTCGACGTTTCCTCTGCTGGCATCGACAGCAACTTTTACTAATTCTTTTATATCGTCCATTACTTATTTCCTCCCTTCGTTTTATTAGTTGACTTTGATGGCATAATATGTATATCTGCCTACAACGTCCACCGCTATAATCTTGCCAACAGCGGTCGAACCCGATGTGGCACTCTCAGCTACATTCAACTTGGTACCCGCTGTAAGTTCTACAATATTGCCCGCCTTTGGAGTGGTAACTCCCGTGAGAGCTTCCTTTGTAACCGAGAATGTGTCGCCGGGGTGGATATGGTATCCGCGAGCCGCCTTATCCTTCTCGTTTATATACTCATCGAGATTCCTCTTTCTTTCATCATACATAACCTCGGGCGAAGCTATAAGTACAACGGAATCCAAATCGTCATCAGCGGCTACGTCTCCACCAATATAGACCTCACTCTCTCCCTCTACGAGGTCGCCGAGCTTAAGAACACTTCCGTTCTCGATTTCTGTGGGAGTCTCACCGTCTGCGCCCATATATTTTACGGACACAAGACCGGCTCTGTTATCAGTCCCATACATATTGTCTGTTCTAACAACTGCATATGCCATAATATAAATTCCTCCTTTTAATTAATCATTTTCAGAGAAGCCGTACTTCTCAAATATTCCACCATAGGGTGCCTTCTTGTGATTGCCATGACCGCCCTTGACCACTGCCATTTTTACCGACTTGGTTGGTTCGAGAGTAAACTTAGCCACCGGAACCTGTCTGCCTCGGATAGCAAAGCATTTCTCCTCGAGCGTTTCGAGATCGTATTCAGCGCAATCAGCCTTGAGAGTCTCGAATGCTTCGATGCCGTTTAAGTCCTCGAACCTTGCGAGTAGCTCCGCTATGTCATTTGCTGCGGATTCCGCATCAGCATTTGCCTTGAACTCGCGAAGCTCCGTCACTTCTGATCTTAAAGAGTCAAGCTCGTCCGAGGCTGCCTGATATTTCTCCTTAAGCTCGCCGTACTTCTCGGCTCCCTGCTTTACCAGTTCAAACGACGGATCAAACGGTGTCGGTCGATCGCCCTCGTCAAAATCGACAATCTCATACTTTTTACGCTTCTTACTTGCGAAGTCCACCTCAACGCGATCCCCGTTCATTGTGAACGTGAAGCCGCAGATGATGCCGTCTTTATGATCGTAGCAATATACCTCTCCTGCCGAAACATCATAGTCGATAATACAATATCTGGGAACATCCATCTCGAGCCAATCTACATATTCCTTCTCAGCACTCACACTCTTGTACAACTCTTTTTCAAAGTTACTCGACAGGGTATACTTAGCGCCCGACTCATCGTCGTTCGTGGATTTCTTTGCACCAGTATTACCGGACGGATCTTCGGGTTTCTGCATAGCAGCAAACTTTTCCTCAAGCTCCTCCACTGTGAAATCGTCAATAGAAAAGTCTAACGCTTCTACATCAATTCCGTATTTGGCAACTAATTCATTCTTTTTATCCAATTTTGGTTTTCCTCCTCTCGTATCTTTTTGTGTATCGTCATCCCCTTTGTTCGAGGTTTCGATCGTACTAAAATTCTCCTTTATCTCACGCATCATTTCAGACATCTGAGCCTTGAATTCTTGATTGTTCTGCGCTGCGAACGCCGTAGTGTCTGGCATGGTATCCAGTGATGCGGACATGAAACATGGCTCTACACCTATCAACGCAAATGCCGTAAATGTAAAATCGTTGATGTGGTAGACACCGTCAATCATTTTCCCATCATTGACCGTAATCTCCATGCTATGCGCGACTATACCGTCACGCTTGATTTTGTCATACGCCTCCTGTCTCTTCCACAAAAGAATGCTGGTGCAAAAATACTCATTAACAGTTCCGTCAGCCTCTTCTACCTCTTCCCAAAACCATTGTGAGTTTTCGGGAACGACTCCCACCGGAGTTGTTAGGTTTACTAATATGAGTCTTCCGTCAGCCTCTCTTGTTATAAGTGCCATGTCATGACCGCCAAGGGTATCTGTGTCTCGGTCGTAATTACATACAACCGGGCAGTTATACATTGTCCTTGAACACCTCTCAAATGTTTCTTTTGAAATATAACTGCCGTTTCGGTTTTCCCCGTGATAAGCAATTCGCAAAACGCCCGTATCAAATGACGGATTTATCTCACAGAGGTTACTCAAAGATGATGCGTATGTTAGATTTAAAACTCTGTTTTCCATCTATAACCTCCATACAAATAAAACCCACACCGAATCGCGTGAGTTAAAATGTCAGTGTGTCCGAAAGGATATACCCGTTATCCATGAATGATAAATCCACTCCGGGTTTATTTTCAAACACATATATGTTATTTCTTTCATCCTGCTTCAACAAGACATATCCTAATTTCAATAGTCTATCCCTTGCCTCGCTATGAATTGTATATATGAATTTCCCCATTGTTCATCAACCCCAATCTGAACTGTCTTCCCGACTTTGTTCCCCGCTATCGGTCAGTTCGGTGACGTCTTTCTTAGGAGCGCCGCCCTCATCTGTAGCTCCTTTACTCTCAGCAAGGTCACTACTGCTCATCTGATTCGAGCTTTGAATAGGTTTGAACATATCTTGCAAACCAAGAACTCCTCCTTCAAGGAAGCTCATTGAATCTAGCTCTGCTTGTCCCAGACCTTGAGAAGCAGCATATGTACATATCGTCGGGAATCCGTAAGAAGCCGCCTTTAGATAACCATCTCCCGCCGACTCTCTGTTAAACGGACTGACATCAAGGAATGTAACCTTGAAGTTTTTACCGTAACTCTGGGACTGGATGTATCTATTAATCACATCCTCTATACCTTTTACAATACCGAATGTAAGGGCTTGATCTACTTTGATTGACAAAGCCAGTGCATTAGCGGAAGCCTTCTCATTATTAAACAGGAGTGATGAAACGCCTGCCGCCGAGAACATATGTTCCTCCGCTTCGGCTACCGTATCAGTATCCCCTGTGTTGGATTTCTCAAAGCTTATCTTCGTAATATCCATCGGGGTTAAAACGGAACCGACCTCCTCCGGCAGTACCGCGTCAAGATTCTGCCAGAACTCTTTGGCTTTTCCAAAGTTTGCCTTAAGATTCCCATCCTCGTCCGTAGGAAGCCTCATTGCCAGCATCGCATAGTTTTCGAGTGCCGTCTTAGAGGCTTTGAGCTGACGATAATCCTCTATGTCGTACAGCTCTCTAAGCAGTCCCGCGAAAGGCGGTATGGAGTAATCCAAAATATCATTGTTGCATTTCACCGCAAATGAAGTCGGCGAATCAAGCTCTATCCACTTAGTTGTTCTATTATTCTGGTATTGCTGATATTTCGTTCGAAATTCATCCGGATAATATTCCAGCATCTGACTGTGGGAATCGAAATACGAGAAATTAAATGTTACATTTATAACACCTCGTTCCACGGACGAAATAGAGCAATAGTCACTGGGAAGCTGCTGTATCATAATACAGTCGCTTGACTCCAGCATAGTCCCAAAGAATGTGTCTTCTCTCAGACATACCGTGAGTATTTTGGGAAACTGAGTCTTTATACTCATTGATGACAGTGTGTTTAGAACCCTTCTGTAATTTCTGTTTACCGTCTTTGTATTAGCACTTTTGGGGTCAACCTTGTATGGAGATACGGTATACGATAAGTCAGACAAACTGACGAAATATTGTATCAGTCGCTTAAAGTGCGCCGATGCTCCGTAAATGTAAACTACAGCGTTTCTTAACTGCGTTTCGTAACGATAAGGGTTTTCTAAATATGTAGAAATCTCGTCCTTCGAGTACAATGAGAACGTAGGAGATGATGTGTTATTGTTTAAATCCCTCGTTATAAGTTTGTTCATAGCCGCAAATTTACTCGATATTCCTATCATATTGGTTATGTCTCCGCTGGTAATCCTCGCTTTAGAATTATTCTTCCACGAGGTCGGACTCTTGTTACGCCCAGCCCGGTTTGTTTTTTCTGCCACTTGTAAAGTTCACCGCCTTTCCTGATTTATGTGTCTTATGACTGCTCGGAGGTCTGAATACGAATGAGTCGAATCCATCTTGAGTAACTGCTAACTTGCGACGCATTTTGTTTTCAATTTGTATCGCTACATAATAGTTGTACGACAGACTCGAATACCTATCTTTTCTCGCCCCGGGTTTCTCCTTGAGTTTGACTCTATCCCCGCCGAATGGCTCGGATTGAAGTTTTGTCATTTCGTCTACGAGTAGTGTTGTGTTTATATATGGAAGCTGAAGCTCTATCTGTGCTGACTGAGAAAGACCTTTGTATCCTTTTATCTCATTCAATGCGACCTCGGCATCGTACTCCGTAGACAGTATTCTGATGCGTCCGCTCCTAAAGCCTTCTCGCGTCAGATATGCTGCATCTGAGTTTATTTGTGGCGACGCTTTCATCGCCCAAATCACTTTACGCGCTCCGGGCGTAGTGCAGCGTGCTGCCATATCATCATTATTACAGCACGACAATGCCTCATAAATTTCTCCCGCCTCAGAATCAACCATATCTCGAACCAAACAATCGTATACACCGTGACCCACGCCATAAGCGTCGATCACAAGGTAATCGCACTCGTACTCATCGAATAGTTTGCGAATCATTAACGCCTGATCTTCTGTATGCAATCCTTCGCAAGAGTCAGTATACACAAAATTACTCATGTATCTGCCTGCTTTGGTTGGCAACATTCGATTGATAAATATCGCAGTGGCATCGTTCTTATGCTTCCTGCTCGCCATAAGTGCTATATCTGCAGAAAGAATCCGAATCTCTCCCGGTTCCTTTGGTGTGATCGATACCTGTTTTGCATTATTTAACTTGTTCGCTAATCTATCCGGAAGCATCGGATACTTAATCTTTCGATTCTTTGATAATGAGGTGAAGTCAAAAAATGAATCATCTCCACTGCCGTACCACAACGCCTCGTACTCCATTTTGAATTTCGTCTCATTAAAGTTTGACTCAGCCATTTCATCCATTATTACATCCGGATCAATCAGCCCCTCTGAAGCAGGAAGCTGATATGGCAAGCCACAGACAAACTGTCGTTTCTTATCACTGACCATAGCCTTATACGTATCAACGCACTTTGTATAACTCCAATGGTCTGCGAAATAAGCGGAAGACAAATACATCGTCTTGTTTCTTTCCTTACTCCACGCAATCTTGCGCTCTTCTTTTGAGAGTGCTTTGTACTTAGGCATACGCCGCTGTGTTAAGAATTTCCTTAATATAGTGTTTACGACATCTTCCTTTATCAATCTAAACTCATCCAGCAGCAGAAGGTTTGCTCTGTTCGAACGCGCCGATTCTCCTGCGGTAACTACTTTAATATAGGAACCATTCCTAAATACAATCTGCGGATGCGCTCCGCCAGTATGCGTTTCCTTCTCATCTATCTCGCCTGCTAATTCCGGCGAGTTTGGTTTTAGTTCAAGAATTATCTTTTCAAGAACTTGTATTGCCTGATCTCTCTTGCCCGATGCAATCGCTATTTTGGTCCCCGGGTATAAGATACATCTTATTACGCAAAAGACTGCACTTAAAAATGTCTTACCTATTCCTCTGCTTCCAATGAAAACTACAGTGGCAGCCCAATTCATCATAACAATAAGTATCTTTTGGAATAAATGCAAATCTAAATGTAAATAATCCCGTGCAAACCTATGGGGGCTAATTAGAACGATAATATGCAGTCCATACTGCCACGCCGGCAAAAATGTTTTTTAGTCTACGCGCTTTATCATTCATTAGGCACCACCTCCGCTCATCTCATCAGCGATATTTTGGTCGCCGTCTTGGTCATTATCTTGGTCGTCGTCCCCGAACACATCATATATTAAATCCTCATCATCTTCATCTTCGTATTCGGGATATTCTAACTTCAGCTTCTCTATTGCCTCGTCATACAGTCTACTCAGACTATTTTTAATACCGAGCATCTTTGCGGCGTGACCTCTGAACCAAACGGTTATATACTTGATAATACCGTCAGCATCTTTGAACTCGGGATCGGTATCGGGTATTGGACGCTCGTCTTCAAATCTATGTATCCATACACCATACGGCGTTGAGTTGATCGCGGCATCCGCACTGACATCTTTCTTCTGCTCCGGCTTTAGTTTTGCGCTCCCCAAAAGGTTGATAAGAGAATTTATACTCTTATCAACGGAATGCCCTTCCGAGCGCTCCCTATTCATGTCTAATTCAAGAGAACACAATTCTTTTATTATAACCTCGGTGCCTATGTCAAACTCCATATCTTCCGGCAATCGTGACATCCAGTATTTCTTTCTCTGTTCAAGAGCCTCATAACGTGCCGGATCGAATCCCGGTCCCCAGAAGTTGATAACATCCTCTGATATTGCCGCCTCAGCGCTCAAATC